TTCGTTTGGTACTTGGGAGAATGATGATGTTCCTGAGAAGTCTGCATCATTCCATACAATGTCTAATCTTGGGATGAATATAGTATTAGTTTCCCTGCTGAAAAATTTGACCGCCCCCATCACATCACAACTTTTCTCATCATTATCACTTCTTTTTATGATGAGACCATTATTGGGGATAGAACCGGAAATCCATTTATGAATAATGTTAGTGATGTCCATTCTTACATCCGGACTTTCTTGGTCAAAAGATTGAGATGCGACGAAAGCACTTTGATAATACCAAGTTCCACCTCCTTTTTGTGTTACGTATGAGCCAGTAGTTCCTGCAACAAATGAACCAGAAGTCCACTTTTTACCCGTTGTACCAAAAGAGCCATTTCTATAAGTCCATGAAACTCCATCTTTAATTTGAGGAGAAGAATTGTAATAACCTTTTCCTTGGCTCCAAGATTCACTAACAGGATACGCGTATAAAGAGTAAGATAAGGCTAAATTATCAGCTTGTGCAGAAAATAAATTTAAATAATATTTGCTTGATTTTCCTACAGTTCCATTCTGAATTAACTTATTTATTTCGATGGAATCTATTTGAAGCAATATCCTAGAATTATAATTGTAATTATAAAAAATATCATTAGCATCTGCAACATTATGAGATATCTTTTCTAACTCTATTATTGAATCTAAACCTGAATTTAAATCAGGTTTTCCTTCATATATAGTGGCATCTCTTGTTGGATATACTGAATACTGCATTTTATGATAGGTTTACAACTCTTCCCAATATGTCTTTATTTTTGTACTTAACTTCAAATATAGAAGGGTCTAGAGCTGGGTATAAAATATTATTTTTTGTAGCTGTTTTTATATCGTAGTAATTTCCTGAATATCCCTCTGCTTCATCGTATTTATTATGAATTTCAAAATTCATTACGTTTTTAACTCCTTTCACGTCTTTTATTAGGCACATTACTTCGCTTATATAAATAGGTTTACCTATTTGCATTTTATCATTATTAAAGTAGTCTCTTAAGTTAGAAAGGCATTGAAGTAATATTTCATTTGAGTTATAAGTTGAAAGGGTTAAGATTTCAAAGCTAATTGCTATATTAATAATAAAAGCATCTCTAATATTTATAGCATCTGTTAACATTCTATATTGCAGTAAATAATTTTTAATGTTCATTTTAACCGCTGTATTTAGTGATGTAAAATTTTTATTATTATCATAGCCGAGAAGATATAAATTTAGAGAGAGTTGATTCGGGATAGAGTCGTATGTCCCAAATTCTTTAGTTTGAGAGTCTCTTTCAATATGGGCTTTAGAAATAGCTCCAAATTTAGGGGGCATGCTGTAACATCTAATCAAATAATCATCTTTAGTTACTGCTCTATTTTGAGAAGCAAAGTGATTTATAGTTTCTTCTCTTATATTCTCAATTGATTTATCGGATATTCCACCTCTCGCTGGCTCCGGGTTATTTACAACAATAGAAGAAATTGAAGAATTATATAATATAGGGTCTAAAGAACCAAGTGGCGTTAATACATTTATACTGGATACTGTGTTTATTGAGTTGGCGGACACATTATCCGGAATTCCGCCACCAATTGTATAGTTGATAGTTAAAGTAGTATTAGAGGGTGCAGAACCGTATGTTTTGGTATATAAAAAATTCTCAGGTGCTATACTTAAGTCTACAACTCGCTCAAAATAATTTAATCCAGAACCTACATTAAAAGGGTTAGGTACTATTTCTTCATCCACTTCAGAACTTATACCACCACCAAACTGAATCTCCATTCTATCATCTAAACGAAGTCTAGTGACAAATCTTTTTTCAGTCTGTAGATAAGTTAATAAATAGGGGGCAGAATCTCTATACTCAGATAATTTCTGATCATTAAAAGGTAAATTCTGTACAGGTAAAGGAATTGTGTCTTGAGCTAAATAAGGCACTTCATACCATTGATTTCCATCAGAATCAAAAACACTAATAATTTCTAGGATATTTGTTTCAGGTAAAGTTATTTTATCATAGGGTTTAGGTGAGCTAAAAGAATACGACCTATTTATCACAGTGCCTGATACAGCTTTTACTTTTTTTCTAAAAAGGTAATTTTGGACTTCTCCTGAGTTATCTATGGTGTATACGGATATTTCCGTAGGGTCTAAAGAAGAACTATATCTAAAATCTACGGATTCCACGGTTCTAAAAGAAATTCCCTCATCACTACTTAACAAAGCCCCACCTTCTATTGTCAAAGCGTACTTAAAATCTGGTTTATTATTTGGCCCAGAACCTGCGGCTGGCACTACTTGGTAAATATCTATATCAGCAGATGAACCTGCTATAAAAGAAGGCTTGTAACCTAAAGAATTAGCTATATTATATAAATTTATCTTCTCTTGCACAGTAGCTAGTAAGGATTCTCTTAATTGAACGTCCGTATAGAAAGACAAGACATCTCCCACATAAGAAGCTAACTCTATAAACATCATTCCTGGAGATGCCTCATTAAAGTCATTGTAAGTATCCGGAAAATAATTTCTAGAAAAATCAATTAGAGATTGTCTGAATTCTCCAAAATCTTTATTGACATATTTTACATCCTTACTAATTAAATTACTTCTTTTGCTCATTTTTATAATATTTCAGCGGCTAAATCATTGCCGGAATTGTAAATTACTACTGTTCTATTAGCTCCTTTTTCGGTTACTGAAAAAGATATTCTTATATTAACGGAATTTTCTGCCTCTGAATATCCGTAATTTTGATTACCTCCAATACCTACGCTTAAATCCTTAAGAACTATATAAGGAAGCCAAAAACCTATATCTTCCTCTAAGGAAGACTCTAAAAAACCTCTATTAAAAGAACTATTTTGTTCAAAAACAAAATCTCGAAGTATTGTTCCAAAAGTGGGCTGCATATACCTTTCACTTTTTCGTGTCATGAGTAAATTTATCAAATTACTTATAGCTTGCTCTTCTGTAGTGTATGATTGCTTGAAAGCCCCTACGTCTCTAGCGGGCTTTTTATTATAAGCCTCAAGAGGACTTCGGACATAAGTGTTTCTATTAAATGGGAGTAAAATACCTACGGCTTTATCTAATTTAGTGTCAGGTGGATATGCTTTGTATATTATTCTACCCATTATTTTAGTTTTTCTGCTTTTTTCAATACGGGTGTATAATTTCTAGAAAGTAGTTTACTCATTAGATTACCCCCTTCTGATGAGGGTAGTACTACTTTACCGTCCATATCAACTACAGGTTCATTTAAATATGAATAGTTAGAGGAATTAATGTTTTCTGTAGTTACTGATGGGCCGTATTCCATATCCGAGCTATTGAAAGGAGAAGTACTAGATAGAAGAGAATCTATAGAGTTATATGATTTTTGAGTATAGCTTTCTTTTGTGTATACTGGATTAACAGTTTTATTTTTATTTGCAAGGATATTAACATTAGAAGAAGCTAGTTTATCAAACTCTTCTTTAATAATAGATTTTATTTCTTTTTTTATTTCTTGAGATATTTCTTTTACCAAGAATTTTATAAGTGAGTTCTTATCCATGTTTATAATAAATATTTGTTACTGTTAATAAATCTAAAAGTTAACTTCAACTATTTTATTTAAATAAACTAACTCATGTGATAAATGAGTGTAATTATTATCATATAAAGTTACTTCTAGTTGTTTTTTTATACAAGTTGAATCTACTAAAGTTTTACTTTCTACTAACATAGACTCTTCTAAAAATAGCGAATTGGTATTTAATAATTTTTCCAAATCTATATTATCCTTTAACTTACTTCCTATTATATACCATCCAGGCTTACAATTTTTTTGTATAACCAATATTAAATATACAATATCAGACATAACTGCAATAGTTCTTTTGCTTTTTAAAATAGATACTATTTTATATAAATGTCCATAACATTTACCATCAGGGTATTGCACGTCTAAGGGTATAGGTATAAGGTCTAGAGATAAGGAAGGCCCTCCAGGCCCTCCAGGTCCGCCGGGCCCACCGGGACCACCTGGGCCACCTGGGGTTCCCGGAGCAGCATTAGGTAGTGTAGAATCAGATCCTCTAGGACCACCGGGAGACCCAGGCCCACCGGGACCTCCTGGTCCACCGGGACCACCGGGACCACCGGGACCATCAGGAAATCCGGGGGTGCCTTCATTTCCGGACGTACCTTCGCTTGATGGTGTTCCTGGTAAGTCAACAGGAGAGCCATCAGGTTCTTCTTTAGATCCTCCATTCTCCGGGATTGATTCAGTTTCTAGATTTCCCGCTTTTGGAGGTACTCCGGGTTCTTTAATTAGTAATTCAGGTGTTTTTTTATTAATTGTCAAGCCAGGTACCGATACTCCAGGATACCCAATAGATCCGATACCAGATGTCTCCCCTCCCGGAAATTCAGGACTAGTGGTAACTCCTCCACCTACACTTCCGGGTATGCCAGGTATATTGTTTGTAAAGCCTGTAGGGGCTACTCGAGATAATCCATCAGTTCCTAACTTAAAATTAGAAGGTAACGCGGGAGGTTGTGGAAAACTTTGAGAACACCCCCCACCCCAAACACCTCTAGTGGGATTTATTGTATATCTAGGTTTTAATGATATTATACTAGGTAGCCGTGGAGAAACTAAAGAAGGTCCTCCAAG